GCTCCCACGTACCTACGTCCTTCCCTCCGATACTTAATCCGCTCTGATAGTAGGTGAACGGCTGCGCCATAATCCTATTCTGAAGGTCCGTATTGTACTCCGGAAAGAGGCTAGAATTTTGGCACAGATAGCGGTACATCTGGTTCGTGTAGAAGTTGGCGTTCTGCCGTGCCCGCTCTAACTCTCTGTGGTAATCGCTCTGAGAGATGGCCGTCGTGTTATCGCTGGATCTGATTACGAGCCCGCCGTTGTCTATCTTGACGTAGAGAGACGGCATGAGCTCCACCATCGTCCACCACGCTGTCGCTTTGCGAACGTAGGTGTTCATCAAAGTGAGATAGTTGCCCGCGAGGGTGGAGTTAGCGACCTTATCCTTGAGCGCGTCGTACAGGTCCGAGCCTAGGTACAGCTGGAGGTTCTTATCCTGCGCCAGGATGCACGCTTGAACGATGTAATTCTCATCTACCCCCCCGTTCAGTTGGGTGATACGCTTCAGGTAGTTAGCGTCGATAAATAGGACTTCCATTATCTCGGGGTTGTAAAGTTCTTCTTCTCCAAAAAGCCACGGTTAGCCATATCGCGAGGACGCTTCGCCACCAGCGGGTCGTTCTCCTCAAGACGGTTCTTGGCCCGCTCGCTGACCGGGAGCGACTGAATGAGAGCTTTAGCCTCGTTCACGCTCACCAGCTTGTTGTCTTTCTGGAGGTACGTCTGACGCATCCAAAAATGCCTGCAAGACCCTCCGCCTTTGTAGAGCCAGATACTGTACGTATCGGCCCCGTTCGGCCCCCAGCCGGGGTTCACTGATTGGTTTCCTGCAGAGATAATATCCTCCTTCCGGTAGACCTTCATCGCGCCTATCATCCTAGAACAAAAGTCCCGGGATTTGTCGTCCGCGAGTTGGGTAGGAGCGTATGCGTACCGCACCCGGACGATTTCGTTATCCTGTGAGCTCTTACGGCTGGGGTAATTGCGGAGCGTCCGGGCAAAACTCCAAAGAGCGTCCTGTGCGTCTTCGAGTTCGTAGTCCACTTCTTGCTCATCAATCAACTCCCACTCCTCGCCCATCACCTCCCCACGGGATTCGAGCCACTCGAAGGCTGCGTTTAGATCCGCTTGCTTGCTCAAAGCAACTTCTTCGAACATCCGTTGAGCAGATGCCAGCGGGAAGCCTAACATGGTAACTAAAAGCTGAATGGCCTGAGATGTGGTGAGCTCTCCGGTGACTTGCTTACCGATAATTTCGAGGGCTGAGCTCACTTGGATACCTGTGTAGGACTGCGTTACGTCCGCCTCTCCTACTTCTACCCCTTTTGGATTGACCTGCGAAGGCACTCCGCACGCATTTAACAACGTCTCGCACGCCTCAATGATTACCTGCCGAGCGGGAAAGACTACCTGCTCGTCGAAGAGCGTTGCGCTTTCTGCAATTTCCGTGCCTCCTCCGAGCTTGCCCGGAGTGGCAACGCCAAACATCATCGGATTCGTGACTCGGTGGCCTACCATAATCTTCGCGGTAGTTTCCTCCGAAAGAAATTGGTACTGTTTGTCGGCATCCGACAGGGCAAAAGCCTCAATTTCCGGGACGCGGTCGGGCTCATCCGAGAACGTCATCCAGAACTTACCCGCGTTCTGCGCTCCAGCCCCCTGGCGTTCGATGTCCATGCGGATTTTCTGCCGCTCCTCATCTGACGGGATTCCGTTCTTAAAGTGAATCGCGAAGCTCGGAGAAAGCCCGTTCTTGATATTATTGATGTGAAAGACCCCGATTTCCTTTTCTAGCTCGATGTAGTTCAACGCCCCGAGATAGTCGGGTTTCGGGTAGTAAAAAGCCCCGACTGTAAAGGGCTTCACGTACAGAATCTGGGTGGGCTCTTCGTTCTTGCTTTCCGGGCTGAACTTGGGAAGACATACAGGCTCGTGCCTGCGGTCCGACCAGTTGCGAGAATAGTAGTATTCGTGGACCACCTCGTTTTCGTCCATCGTCCCCGACCGAACGCACTCGAAAGCCAAGTGTTTGACTGTCGCAATTGTCGTGCGGTCTAAGCTCCAAACGATTTCTAGAGCGAAGCCGTTGTGTATCTTCAGGTCTAAAGCAACTTTCCGGAGTTCGTCCTCAAGTCCCCACTGTGCAAAGAGCAGTTTCGCGTTGAGGTCGGCGGGGTCGAAGCCTTCGCCGTAGATCATCATCGCGATAGTCGTACAAAGAGCGTTATGCGTCGGGCTTTGGTGGAACAGGTCCACGAGATACTGCGGAAAAAGGTTGTCTTCCCCGTAGTTTACCCACTCGCCTTTCTCGATTTCCCGAAAACTCCGGGGCTGGTAAGATGCCAGCTTAATGCTTTCTATTGAGTTCATTAGTTGCCAGAATAAAAGATAACAGCGTCCACGGTGTCCAAGGTAGGCACAGTAAAGGGACTAGCCCCCGGAACTCTTAGCGTGCCCTGCTCGACCATACCTTCTACGAGTGCCGATTCCGGGTCTTTGTTGGTGCTCGAATTTTGAACGTAGACGTAATAGTCATAATCCCCGGTCTCGGTCAAAAGGATGTCGTTCGTCGTGACCCCGTTCGTGGCTACTTCTACCTCTGTGTATCTGGGATTGTCTACCACGATGTCCGCCACAAAGAAGTGCTCCTCTTTGCTCATTCGATGCACCAACTTAAAGAGGTAGTGGGTGTAGGAATAGTCCCGGGCCGCGTCCTGAAGGGTCAGGAAAAGCGACTGCGCAGAGCTATTCGAGTTTAAGTACAGCATCGCGAGGGATTAGATGGGCTTCGGGTACGATGTCTTCGAGCCAGTAGTTCGTTGGCTCATATTTGTAACGACTAAAAGCCGAGACATTTACGGAGCTCTTGACATCCGCTACCAAAGGTTCCGTCATGCAGAAGTACTGAACCCTGGTATTGTCGTAGACGTGCTGGGCTGAACACCCGTCTAGACCTACCCGCCTGTTGCTCCACATGAGCTTCACTTTGTCTGCGATCCATCGCTTCATAAATCTTCCCGCTCCGCAAGGGTAGCCCTGAAATAGCGTCCCTTCCCGGGTGTCAGCTCGGAACATATAGATATTTCGGAAGCACGCGAAGTCGTGCTCCTCGATGTTCTGGGCTATGTACTTCCCAGCCCCCGGAAGTAGGAAGTCGTCGCTGCCGAGCTGCATCATAACATCCCAGTCGTCCTCTTTCATCCACTCAAATAGAGCTTGATTTTTAAGCCCTAGGGTCTCGTTGGTTACCTCCTTGTACTTGTACCCATACTCCTCAGCTAACAGAGCGTGAACGGGCTCGGAAACGCCTATATAAGGCACTAGCTCGTAGCCTTCCCGGAGGAACTCCTTTCGGATTCTTTCGATGCCTTCGTAACAAGCGGCGGTCATCTCCACTCGCTGCCAAACCGGAAGGTGTATAGCTATCTTCTTCATGCCATATGCTTGTTCCAAAGTGAGGTCATATCCCGCGTGAGCGACTGGTCCCAAATCGTATTCTTCGGCTTCAGATAGGAGAAGTAATTAAACCGATGTTTAATCGCCATAATCGGGACTTGGTTCTTCTTGGCCCACGAGCCTACGAGGATGTCCGCACAGTTCCATTCTTGGGCTAATTCTGACCTCATCAGAGAATAAATCTCGGCAGGGTAGTACGAAACGCCCGTTCCGGGCGCAGAGATGGGTATTTCGCGCGTGTTTTCCGCTAGGCAGTAAACTTGATTAGTCACCTCTCCAAAGTAGTGCGAGCATCTCCCCTGCCACGTCTTTCCGTGGTGGGTCAAAATGTGCCCCGGAAACCGTCGGGCTGCTAGTAGAAAGTCCTGGACGTAGCCTTCTGGGTAAATCAAGTCATCGTCCAAGGTGACGACATCATTGTCGCTCGCAGGGAACTTGCCTATATCACCGTTGTTCTCGCCCCACGAGACCACGCACCACGAAGGGAAGGCCGGAGGGTTATCTCCTTGCCACTTTATATAAAGGGTCTCAACTTGCCCCTTCAGGGAATCTACTACTTTGATGCTTTCGGGAAAGCGGGAGGGCAGCATCGCGATACCCCCGTCTACTTTGATTTTCATGCGGTAAACTTCCCTCGGTTTATAACAAAAAAAAAGCCCCATCGCTGGGGCTCTTTTCTGTTGCGTTGTGTTAGGTCGGGGCTCCGTAGGTGATATTCGTCGTTGCCGACAAAATCGGGGCCGGGATAAGCTCGTGAGATACAAACGTGAGGTTATACCCGTTGAGGTCGCCAGGGGCGGTTCCCGTAGAGATAGACCCTCCGTTGCTCTCACACCCGGAGGTGTGACCCATAACCATACGATTTCCGTTTACGTCTTCGACGATGATACAGATACGGTTCTTCAAGAGGTCCACCAGCTCGCTATTGTCGATAGCTCGAATCTTAGCGTACTGAATAGTTACAACCTGCTCAAAAAATACCGTTCCGTTCTCAACCGAGGAGTTAATTGTCTGAACAAAAGAACCGGAGTTCTTCGTCAGCTCGAAAGGATAGACAGTAATTGCTACCGCTGCACCTGCCAAGCCGCCCGAAGAGGGTGTCCCCCAGTCGCCTGCGTCAAACTTCTTAATCCACGCCCGCCGAATACCGCCGATAGCATCCTTGCATACGAAGGTGCGTCCAGTGACTGTAAGTGCACAGCTCATAGGTCAGCGGTATTAGGTGGTCCGACGGAGCAAACCGTAAGAATCGTGATCTACAACTTGCGTACCAAATGCAAACTTCATGATGATACGGGTAACGTCGTCGCCCGTGGTCTCGATGAGGTCAATTACGCGAGCCTCTACGAGGTCGGTCAGAAGGTTCGTTCCAACGTACAAGTTCTCGGGACGAGAGATGAGCAGCGTGTCGTCTGGGAAACCAGCCGGGCACACTACGCGGTGTCCGCTGTACTTATCTGCCAAGCCTTCAGCGAGGTAAGGCAAGTTAGCCGTACCAGCCAAAGCGGTGTAGTACAAAGCCTTCGAAGCCCGGCTCATGTAGATAACCGCGTCATAATCGCCACGAATAGCGGGCGGGCACTGCGTAGAGACCAAAGATGCCAACTTCGACAGGATGTTAGCCGAGCTCAAAGCAGCCGTCAAGTTGGCTTCGTAGGTAGGAGAAGCCAGAACCATTTGACGGAGCAGACCGTTAAAAGCAGTAAACGTAGCACCCGTAGACGTACCCGCGTCTGGGTTGTAATTACCCT